CGAACACCACGCGGCCCTGGTGCGTCGGCCCGGTGATGTCATAGCGCACCTTGATGTACTGGCCTGAGCCATCTTTGGTGGTTTTGAGCTCAGCGTCAGCAATGGTGGCGGTGTACCAGCCGGGGGGCAGCGGATCGTAGTTGCCGCCTTCGGGCAGTGTGTTGACGTCAAAGGTTTGTCCGAGGAATGCCATGTCATTACTCCTTTGGGATGATGGTGAATGAGGGGCGGCCAGGCTTGGCCGTGATTGCTGCTGCCAGCGGCTTGGTGATGGCCTCGTCCGTCGCCTTCCAGACGGCCATGTTGATCTCCGGCTTCCATCGGAACAGGCTGGAGAGGTGCTCAGTCAGGCCGTGCTCGGCCGCAATCTCTTGCAGCTTGTCGCTATCGACCTTGCGGTCGATGCGGCCAACGATCTTGATCGTGTACCGGTCAGGATCGACCGTTTCGGTGCCGTCCAGTGTTTCGGCGACACCGGCCAAGGACTTGATGCGATCCTCGATCCTGCGGCGATCCTCGACCGCCTCACGCTCGGCTTCCTTGGCCGCCAGCCACATCTCCGCCAGCGTGTTGAGATCATCAGTCAGTTTGTCGGGCAGTGCCATTACTTGCCTCCCTGGATCTTGGCGATGATCGCGCCCAGGTCCGGCGCTTCCCACATGTCCAGCTTCCCGCTGCGGTCCTTGGCCAACCAGAGGCCGTCAGAGTCGCACATCAGGGCGCGTTGTGTCGCGCCTTCGGCGTCGCGCTCGACCCTCAGCGCCAGCACCTCGTCGAAGAAGTAGGGCAGGCTTTGGGTCAGGCTCTTGCCGGGCATGCCGGGGTTGTAGAGCATCTTGCCCATCTCGTCCTGGCTCTTTTCCAGCTTGGCCGACATGTACACGTGCTTGCCGGGCAGGTCGCGGAAGGCGCGAATCAGCTCGGTCATGGTGGTGTTCATCTCGCCGTAGGCTGCGCGACCGTCCTTGTTCTTCTTCATCTCGTGGTTCAAGACAACTTCGGCCACCTCGCTGATCGAGTCAAGCGCCACCGACTCAAAGCCTTTGGCCTCGTCCGATTGCGTCAGCCAGGTGTAAGCCTCGCGCAGGGTCTCCATGTCGCTGATCTCGATGTAGGGCAGGTCTGCGTCCTGGATGGACAACAGGCCACCTTCGGCCGAGAGGACGATGGGGTTGGGCAGCGTCTTGACGAGGCTGGTCTTACCTGCACCAGCCTGCCCGTAGACGAGCACCTTCACACCGTTGGCAGCCAGGCTGCCGGTCGTCTTTACACTGATTGCCATCAGGCATCTCCTTCATGGTTGCTGCGCCTTCGGCCAGTTCCGTTCGCGCAGTGGTTGCTACTGTACCGGGTTCCGGGTAAGATGTCAACACCGCATGAAAATTATTTTGGAAGGAATGACATGAAGACCCAAGAGGCAATCGACTACTACGGCAGCATCAAGAAGCTGGCCGACGCACTTGGCATCTGGCCACAGACCATCTACACATGGGGCGAGACTCCGCCGATGGCTCGTCAGTACGAGCTGGAGGTGAAGACAGAAGGTGCGCTGAAGGCAGACAGGAAGCAGATCGATGGCTGACCTGTCCAAAGTCCTCGGCGGCCCATGGTCGCCACCACCAGAAAAGCGCGTTGCCCCTCCGGAGGAGCAGCTGATCGATGCGATCCGTGCTGCGGGCCTTGAACCACCGGACCACGTGGTGCTCGATGGCAGGCTGCACAGGTTCCGATCTGGCACCAAGGGCAGCGCCGGTGCCGGCGACAAGGCGGGCTGGTACGTTGCCTTCGGCGACGGCGTGCCGGCCGGGCGCTTTGGCTGCTGGCGCGCGGGCGTCGAAGTGGCATGGCGCGCTGACGTCGGTAGGCAATTGTCGCCTGCAGAGGAGATGGCGCACGCCAGGCGAATGGCGGAGGCCAAGGCGCTGCGCGACGCCGAGATGGAGCGCCGCCGCGAGGTGGCAGCGGCGACCGTCGAGACAATCTGGGCATCGGCCCAGGCAGCCAGCCCAGAGCACCCCTATCTGCAGCGCAAAGGCATCGGCGTGCATGGGGCGCGCGTGACCGGCGACGGTCGCCTGGTGGTGCCCATGTACGGCCAGGACGGCAGACTCTCCAGCCTGCAGTACATTGCCCACGACGGCAGCAAGCTCTACCACCCTGGCGGCCAGACAGGCGGCAAGTTTTGGATGCTCGGCACGATGGACGAGCCGGGCACGCTGTACGTGGCGGAGGGCTTCGCCACAGCAGCAACGATCCACGAGACAACGGGCAGGCCGTGCGTTGTGGCCTACAGCGCCAGCAACCTGGTGCCGGTCACTGGTGCCCTGCGCGAGATGTACGGCGCGGCCCAGGACATCGTGATCGTGGCCGACAACGACGCGTCCGGCGTGGGGCAGCGCTACGCGGAGCAGGCGTCGGCCAAATACGGCGCGCGCGTAGTGGTGCCACCAATCGATGGGATGGATGCCAACGATTACGCCAGGGCGGGGCACGATCTAGCTAGCCTGCTGCTGCCGCCGGTGAACGACTGGCTGATCCCGGCCGACGACTTTTCGGCCAAGCCTGCCCCCATCTCCTGGCTGGTCAAGCACTGGGTTCAAGATCAGGCCATGATCATGGTCCACGGCCCATCTGGCGGCGGCAAGACATTTGTGGTGTTGGACTGGTGCCTGCGCATGGCCAGCGGCATGAGCGACTGGTGCGGCCACAAGGTCAAGCAAGGCAGCGTAGTTTACCTGGCCGGCGAAGGCCACCACGGCTTGCGAAGCCGCATCGCAGCCTGGAAACACCACCACCAGGCCGAGCACATGTCCATGTGGCTGTCGCGTGGCGGCTGCGACCTCAACACGCCAACCGGATATCTGCAGGTCGTTGAGCATCTGCGCGGTCTGCCGGTGAGGCCGTCACTTATCGTGGTCGACACGCTGCACCGCTTCCTGGCCGGCGACGAGAACAGCGCTCAAGACGCCAAGACCATGCTGGACGCCTGCGGCAGCCTGATGAACGAGTTTGGCTGCAGCGTGATCCTGGTACATCACACCGGCGTGGCCGAGGATGCTCAGCACCGGGCGCGCGGGTCGTCGGCCTGGAGAGGCGCGCTGGACATCGAGATCAGCGTCGTGCCGGGCAAGGACGGCGCGCCCATGCAGATCGTGCAGCGCAAATCCAAGGACACCGAGCTGGCCCAGCCAATCTACGCCGAGCTGCAGCAGGTCACCATCCCAGGCTGGTACGACGAGGACGGCCAGCCGGTCACGTCGGCTGTAGTCGCCCAGGCCGGGGCCGTCGTGGCCACCGCCAGGAAGGACAGCAAGATCGAAGCCAACCGCAAGACATTCGAGAACGCCTGGTGGGCCTCCGGATGCGAGGAACGCAACGGCCTGCCCTACCTCAGTCGGTCAGCGATGCTGGACTATCTGATCGAGAAACTGAGCCTCAGCGAGGCCTCGGCCAAGCAGTACATCAAACCGAGCATGCCCGGAAAACCCATCGCAGACCTGCTGATGGCCGAGATCATCGAGCCGTTTGAGCATGGATGGGTAGTGGTCAACGAGACACAGGCAAGTTCGATGATGATCCGCAAGACGGAGCGTTGATCCACAGACTCATCCACAGGCTGAACCCGGTAACTGGTAACTGGAACGTAAAAAAACGTAATTTGTTACCTGGGGCAAGGCGTCGGTACGTTCCGGTAACAAGGTAACTACCCCCTTATATTAAAGGGGTAGTTACCAGTTACCGGTTACCGATGCGGCGGTAACTGTTCCCGGCGTCGTCCCTGATGGTCCGCAGGGCTGAGCGATCAAGTGGGACAGGACAGGACAAACTTGGACAAATGTCCCATGGGACAAGGCGAAGGAGGCACCTGGGACATGGGACACACCCCCTTACTTAGAAGGGGTGTCCCTTGTCCCAGTGTCCCGCAGTGGGTTGCAATGCATGAGCACTTGACGCATCCTGTGGATAGATTACTCTATAGGCCCGTCTATAGATCAACCAATGGAGGAATCATCATGGCAATGTACAAAGGCAATCGAGACCTATCGGATGAATGGGAAGAATTGTTTGAACTAAGAGAAATGTACGGATCAGAATGGTCTGTTTTTGCAAGAGATACAGACCCGACTGGAAGGTATTTGAGCGTGAAATTGCTTGCAGATGACTATGTTGAAAATAAAGCCAATTACTGGATGTCTTGGGATAAGCAGCGCAAGCGTTTGACAAGCAGGGGATTGGATGCAAAGTTGTTGAAAGACAATCGGCCTGAGTTGTATAAATTTGTCGTCAAGAACTTGGAGTACCTTGCTTGACCAGATGGCCCGTCGGTTATCTCTGCCGCGCGTGCCATCGCAAGTGGCATGATCTTGTGACACCTGAAATGGGGAAAGTGAATTGAGCACAGCAAACGACACTCAGGTCGGCGGTCAGCACTACAAGGTCAAGACCATCCAGCCGTGGGACTACATCGCGGCCAACGGGCTTGGGTACTTCGAGGGCAACATCGTCAAGTACGTCACCCGATGGCGTGACAAAGGTGGCGTGGATGACCTGCGCAAGGCCAGGCACTACTTGGACAAGTTGATTGAGTTGGAGGACAATGCCGCATGACCATGCAGATGACCATCAACACCAACCTGGACGAGGTGCGCCGCCGTCTCTCCGGCCTGGAAAAGCAGGTCAACTTCGCCGCCAGTAAGGCCCTCAACGACACGGCGCGCGAGGTGCGCAAAGCGCAACGCAAGGCAACTGAACTTGATAAAATTGCAGAAAGGAGGCGGACATGCTGAAGACCATCGCGTTCAACGAACTCGGTCGGCGCATCGGCGAGAGCCATCCGCGCGCCAAACTGCTGGACTACGAGGTCGATCAAGTCATAGCGCTGCTGGACGCTGGCCTGAGCTACGCCGCGGTGGCGGCCAGGTTCAACGTGAGCAAGTCGTGCATTGCCCACATCGCGGCTGGCCGGCGCCGGTGCCAGGCTGTCGTGCGGCGGATACGCGCGTCCGTTGGCAAGTGAGCTTGTGAGCTTGTGAGCTTGTGATAGATTCAGAGCCATGACCTCCTACCATCAAAAGCCCTACGACTGGAAGGCGCTGTTCCTCGCGTCGCTGGCCGAGGTGCCCGTGGTCGTCCACGCCTGCAAGGCGGCGGGCGTGAACCGCGTCACCGCCTGGCGCGCACGCGAGGCTGACCCGGAGTTCGCCAAGGCATGGGACGAGGCCATGGAGGAGGGCATCGACCGCGCCGAGCAGGAGGCCTTCCGCCGGGCCGTGGCGGGCTACGAGAAGCCTGTCTGGTACAAGGGCGAGCTGGTCGGCACTGAGACCGTGCACAGCGATGCCCTGCTGGCGCTGATCCTCAAGGGCCGGCGCAAGAAGGTCTACGCTGAGCGCACAGAGCTCACGGGCGCCGATGGCGGCCCTGTGGCCCAGGTGGATGAGACGGCCAAGGCTGCGCGCGTGGCGCAGCTGCTGGCCCTAGCACAGCGGCGCAAGGCCGAGCAGGCCGAGCAGGACGACTTCGGAGACCTGGCATGATCCTGCTCGCCCTCGAGATCCTGCCCGTGATCGTGGTGGCGGCGCTGTTTGGTGCCTGGGTTGTCGACGTCTTCCGCCGATGACCCCGCAACAGGTCCGCGACCTCGAGCGCTACCTGACGCCGGCCGAGCGCGATGAGCTCGACGCGCTGATCGCGGCCGACATAGCCGAGCACCGTTGGCGCCCGCTGCCTGGCCCGCAGACCATGGCCTACGAGTCCGAGGCCGACGTGATCGGGTTTGGCGGCGCCGCTGGGGGTGGCAAGACTGACCTGGCCCTCGGGCTGGCCCTCACGCAGCACTACCGCACGCAGGTGTTCCGCCGCGAGGGCCCGCAGCTCAAGGGCATCATCGACCGCCTGGCGGAGATCCTGGGCACCCGCAGCCCGATCACCGGCAACCCGCCTGTGTACCACGGCGACGATGGCCGGCAAATCGAGTTCAACTCGATGCCGAACCTGGGCGACGAGACCAAGTACCAGGGCCGGCCCAAGGACCTGCTGGTGATCGACGAAGCGGCCAACTTCCTCGAGCAGCAAGTGCGCTTCGTCAAGGGCTGGGTGCGGACCACCCGGCCCGGCCAGCGCACGCGCACGCTGCTGACGTTCAACCCGCCGACCACGGCCGAGGGCCGCTGGGTGATCGACTTCTTCGCCCCCTGGCTCGACAAGCGCCACCCGCTGTACCCGACACCGCCCGGCCAGCTGCGCTACGTCTACGTCGACCCGATCACGGGCGAGGACGTATGGGTCGAGGACGATGACCCGCGTCCGTTCGTGTTCGTGGGCAATGAGCGCTGCTACGACTTCGACCCGCTCGAGCACAGGCCCGAGGACATCGTGCGTCCTGAGTCGCGCACCTTCATCCCCTCGCGCGTCACCGACAACCCGTTCCTGGTCTCGACCGGCTACATGACGCAGCTGCAAGCGCTGCCCGAGCCCCTGCGCAGTCAGATGCTGCTGGGCGACTTCGAGGCCGGCATGGAGGACGCCCCGTGGCAGGTGATCCCGACGCGCTGGGTCGAGACCGCGATGGCACGCTGGCGCGAGCGCGCACGCAAGGGCGAGCTCATGTCGATGGGCGTCGACGTGGCGCGTGGCGGCAAGGACAACACGGTCATCGCCATGCGCTACAAGAACGAGGACACCGACCTGTGGTTCGACCAGCTCAAGCTCTACCCAGGCAGCGAGACGCCGAACGGGCGCAAGGTGGCGGGCCTGGTGATCGGCGAGCACCGCGACCACGCGCCGATCCACATTGACGTGATCGGTGTGGGTGCGAGCCCCTACGACGTGCTGAGCGATGCGGGGCAGCCCGTGTACGGCGTCAACGTGGCCGAGAAGGCGACAGAGCGCGACAAGTCGGGGCGACTGGCGTTCTTCAACCTGCGCAGCCAGCTCTGGTGGCAGCTGCGCGAAGCGCTAGACCCTGAGGCCAA